GAGCCCGGTGCCGTCACGGGGGGACGGACGCGCGGCGGGCGCGAGTCCGTCAGAGACGGCGCCGCCGGCCTCGACGCGCATCCGCCCGATCAGCTGATCGTCCGAGTCACGCACGACCAGGTACTGAGGCCCGGTCGCCTGGATGCGCGCCAGGCCAGCCGCGCCACCAAGACCTGCAGTGACCGACAGTGCCCCGGCCTCGAGGCCGTTTAGCTGTTCCTGCCCGTCCGCGACTGCGTCTCTGATCGCGGCCTCGAACAGCGGCGCGCGCTGCGCCGCGCCCTCAGCCAGGGCCTCGATAATCGAGCGACCCGAGTAGAGCGTCCATCCGTGACCAGAGAACGGCCCCTTCTTCGCGGGCGAGAACGGCAGGTACTGGCGTACTTTTCCGAGCACGTCCGACACGGCGCCGGTCAGTGATCCGACCATCGACTTCACGCCGTCGATGAGCCCCTGAATGATTTTCTTGCCTGATTGGGCCATCTGCCCCGGCACCGCCGCGAGGGCCTTCTGGATCTGCTGCGGGATATCCCAGAAGATGTTCTTCAGTTGCGGCAGCGTCTGCGTGATGCCGTCGATGAGCCCCGTCAGAATCTGCGCGCCGGCTGTCAGAATCAGCGGAAGATTCTGGACGAGGACCGTGACGATCGTCGTGATGATCTGCGGCAGCATCGCGATCAGCTGCGGGATCGCCTGCACGATGCCGTTGATGACGCCGATCAGGAGCTGCACGCCGGCACTGATGATCAGCGGCAGATTCGTGATCAACGTCGTGACGATCGTGTTGATGATCTGCGGCAGCATATCGATCAGCTGCGGGAGCGCTTCGAGGATGCCATTGATCAGCGTCGTCAGCAGCTGAATGCCGGCCTCGATGATCAGCGGCAGATTCTCAACGATCGTCGTGACGACAGTTGTGAGGATCTGCGGCAGCATCTCGATCAGGGCTGGGAGCGCCGTCTGCAGGCCACTGATCAGTGCTTGCAGGACCTGGACCCCCGCCTCGATCAGCTGCGGCAGCGCCTGCACGAGCGTCGTGACGATCGTCGTGACGATCTGCGGGAGCGCTGCCGCCAGCGTCGGGATCGCCTGCACCAGCCCGTTGATCAGGCCCGCGCCAGCCTGAATCAGCTGCGGGATACCCTGTGAGATCGCGTCGAGCAGGGACGTGATGATGCCAGGCAGCGCTTCGAGAAGCACCGGGATCGCCGCCGTCAGACCGGCCGTCAGCCCGTTGATCAAGGTAACGCCCGCGCTGATGAGCTGCGGCAGCATTCCGACCAGGCCCTGCACGAGTGCCACGATCATTTGCGCGGCAGCGGGGATCAGCTGAGGAAGCCACGACGCGAAAGCGCCTACGAATGACTCGACGATCTGGCCTGCCATGTCGAGCAGGACCGGCAGCGCGGTTGAAAGACCCGTCATCAGCGTCTTGATTGCCTCGGCGCCCGAGGCAATCAGCTGCGGCGCATTCGACACCAGCTGCGCCCCATACTCCGAGACCTTGCTCACCACATCCGAGATCATCGTCTGAATCTGCGTCGTCAGCTCGCCACCAGATGCCTGCACCAGCGCGCCGATGCCGGCGACTGCCGCCGCAATAAGCCCGCCGAAGGCCAACACCTTACCGAAGCGCGCCGGATTCAAGAACATTCCGACCTGCCCGATCAGGCCCTCGACCGCTGAGCCAATCGGGCTCGCCGCTCCCGCCAGCGCCTGCCCCATCTTCGGTCCGACTCCACGCATCGCCTCTACAGCTGGACCGAGGGCCTTGCCTGCGCCTTCCTTGACGACACCGCCGACACCGGAGAGCTTCTCACTGAGCGAGCCGAAAGCAGGCCCGATGTGTTTGTCTCCGGCCTCGCGGATCACGCGGCCAACGCCGGCGATCTTCTCGCCGATCGCCGCAGATGCATTCGACGCCGCCTCGCCAGCGCCAGACTTCAGCGCACTGCCGAGGCTCGCCGCGTGCTTCCCGACTGATTCGACGGCCGGCGCGAATACCTTGCCCGCTCCCTCCTTCACCGCACCACCAAGACCCGAGAACTTCTCCACGAGAGCAGACGGCGATGGAAGCGCATCAAACGCACCGATAATCAGCGACGGATCCGCGAGTAACATGCCAGCGCCCGCGAGCGCGGCGAAGCCTCCAGTTGCCTGTCCGAGGGCTTTTGCGATGTCCTCGAGGGTGAGTTCGCCGTCCTTCATGGCGTCGGCGAAGGGGCGGAGCTTGCCTGCGAAGATGTCGACGTACTTGCCGGCACTGTCGAAGGCCGGGCCTACCTGCTCGCCGACCGCGTTAATGATGTCAGTCAGCGGTTCCTTGACCTTGTCGAGGGAGGCGACGAGGCCCTTCTCGACGGCGGCTTCTAGGTTGCCCCACGCGCCCTCGAACGTCGATGCGGACTTCGCTGCCTGTTCCGCGACGTCCGTGAAACCGAGGTCCATGAGCGCCTGGTTGAATTCCTCGGCCGTGATCTGGCCTTCGCTCATAGCATCGCGGAAGTTGCCCGTGAACGCCGCGTTGTTCTTGAGGGCTTCCTGGAGCTTGCCCGACGCGCCTGGAATGGCTGCTGCGATCTGGTTCCAGTCTTGTGTTGTGAGCTTGCCGGCGCCGTTGATCTGCACGAGGGCAAGCGCGACCTGCTTGAACGTCTCCTTGGTGCCGCCCGCGATGGCGTTGACGTTGCCGGCCGCCTCGGCCATCTTGTCGAAGTCCTTGACCCCGTTCGCGGCGAGCTGCGCCGTCACCGACTGGATATCAGACAGATCGTAGACTGTCTGGTCGGCGTAGGATTGCGCGGCTGCTGTCAGCTGCTTGATTCGCGCGGGGTCAACGCCCGCAAATTCGAGCGTTTTCTTGAATTTATCGGTCGCGTCAGACGCAGCGATCGCCGCGGGGACCTGAGCCGCGAGCGCGGCCGTGACACCGCCGACCGCTGCGGCGACGCCACCGAGGCCGGGCTTACCGATGGAGGAGAGGGCACCGCCGATATGCGTCGAGAGAGACTGGCCGATCTTCGAGCCCCAGGATTCGGTCGCGCCCGTGAGTGCGGACGTGACGTCACCCGATCCGAACTCGGACGCGATCTGCTTCTTGAGTCCCCTGAACGACGGGACTACGTCGATCCAGGCTGTGCCCAGGGAAGTGCCTTCGGCCAATGCCTTCTCCTTATCTAGTTCTCAACTGGGGCTCGGGCCGCGCTGAGCTGCTTGTCGATCCAGTCCGTGTCGGGCATGTGGTCGATTTCGACGCGCGTGCCCGGGCGCGGGATCGGCGGCGGCGCGCCCCGGCCCTTCTGCGCTGCCTCGGTTTTCGCCCACTGAAGCCACCGCAGGGAATCCGCCTGAATCGCAGCGAGATGCGTATCGATCGATCGCCACTGCCACTCCTGGTCGATCGCTCTGAGCGTCCAGGATTCCGTCTGCTTGATGATGACGGATGCGAGGCGCGCGGCCTGCCGGCCCGGCATCTGGCGCGGGCCGCGCCCGAAAAACCGGATGAAATCGGCTTCCAGCTCATCGGGCGCGTGCGTCAGGATCGCGGCGAGGGTCAGGCTTTTGGGGCAAGCTCGCTCATGATCTGGACGAGAAGCTCAGTCGCGGCGGTCGCCGTGACGCGGCCGTCCCCGCGCCTGATGGAGTTGAGCAGCGCCGGAGCCTGATCGCCCGTGACAGCGCGGAAAACGGTCGGCAGTGCGAGGATGTCGCCGCGCTGAATCTCAGCGAGCGACTCGAGCAGCTCGAAGTCATCGAAAACGGTCGGGTCGACCCTTAGCTGTACGCCTGCGACCGTGATCGTGCGCATACTCAGCGGAACGGTGTCGACCGGGCCGTGAGGAGCCTCATGCTGCTCCTGCGGCACGGGGGCCGACATGTTGATGTCGCCTGCCCCGCATGCCTGCTCGTATCGTCCGCGAGCCTCGTTCACGGCCTCAATCGACCCGCCAGCCGGACGAGCAGTAGCGTATCCGCCCTGCTCGCGAGGGCCACCGTGCCACTCGATCTCAACGTCATCGCGGTTGCCGGGCACCATCTGGTTGTAAAAAGTCATCGCGCTCAACCTTTCTAAGTCTGTGAATATGTGTCGCGCCTACATGGGGTGGGATGGAAGAGGGGCGGGGCGCGACCCCCCCCCCCCCCCCGGGGAGGGGGCAGGGCGGGG